GTAAAAGCCATTACAAAAATACAGATACTCGGGGAAAGCGTGAAAAACAAAAATACAACACTTGACCTCGTATTGTGCAATAAGTGCCGCGCCGAAATCGTCGACGTAATAATGGGGCGCGTAATGCAAAACAAAGAGGTTGGTTGTAGTGGAGATTGCGCAAACTGCGACGGGGCGCGGGTATGAAACTTTATAACGGCGATTGCCTCGAGGTATTGCAGGAACTACCCGACGGCTCAATAGATATGGTATTGACCGACCCGCCGTACGGTACGACGGCCTGCGCGTGGGATAGTATAATCGACTTCCCGAAACTATGGGCGCAGCTCCACAGAGTAGTAAAACCGACGGGCGCTATTGTGTTATTCGGCTCGGAGCCATTCTCGAGCGCCTGCCGCATGAGCAATATAAAGCGCTATAAATACGATTGGCTATGGGATAAAAAGAGCGCGGGAAACTTCATGGTGGCGAAATACCAGCCATTAAAAACATTCGAGAATATCATGGTATTCGGGGACGCGATAAACTACTACCCGCAATTACAAAGCGGATTCGAGAATCGAGTACACGAGGCGGCGCGGCCGAAAAAATCGGACTTCCTAAGCGGCATTAAAAGCGGCATGTTTTTTCAGACCGAGAAAAACAAGGCGGGCGACGAGCGCTACCCGAAAGCAATAATCGAGTTATCGAAACAAGCGACCGAGTGCAGGAACGCCGAGAGTTACCACCCGACGCAAAAGCCCGTTGAGCTGCTCGAATACTTAATTAAGACGTACACACGGCGCGGGGAAACCGTGCTCGACTTCACAATGGGGAGCGGCTCGACCGGCGTTGCGTGCGTAAACATAGAGCGCGAATTCGTCGGCATTGAACTAGACAAGCATTATTACGACATAGCGAAAAAGCGCATAGAGGCAGCGCAGGCAGATTTTACACCGGCGCTATTCGACGTTGAGAAAGCGGAGCGCGAGAACTACGACGCCGTTTTATGCGGCTAAAACTCCGAATCTGTATTGGAGAAAACATGGGAAGAAAAAGACGTTATAAAAAAGCAGATATCCTCGAGGCTATCAAAGGCAGCTACGGTATAATAACAGATATTGCCGAGCGCCTCGGCTGCGATTGGCACACCGCCGACGACTATATAAAACTATGGCCGGAAACAATGCAGGCTCATAAAGACGAGGGCGAGCGCTACCTCGATTTATGCGAGAAGAAATGTATAGAACGCGTAGAGGCTGGCGAGGGACAAATGATTCGCTTTGTACTCGCGACAAAAGGAAAGCGCCGCGGCTACGTTGCCGAGGAAACGCCGGACACCGACGGAACGGGCGACGATACAGCCGTAAATATTAACATGAACGGCGGAGAGCCCGAGCCCGTGGAGGCTGACGCGTGAACTTTGACAGCCGCGAACTATGGGCGCCCGTTTATAACCGCGCATTTAATGACATAATGAGCGACGCACACGAACACGAGCGCTGGACGTTTCCGGGCGGCCGTGCGAGCTGTAAATCGAGTTTTATATCGCTCGTTATAGTTTTACTCGTCGTTATATTCCCGTCGCTCAACGCGCTTGTAATACGCCGCTACTCTAAAACGCTGCGGCAATCTGTATTTGAGCAAATCGTGTGGGCTATCGAGAAATTGCACCTACCCCGCAGCAATGGAAAAACCGCAGGCTTTAAAATCCCAAAATCACGAACAGCAGCGCTGCCGATTGTCTACATACGCAAAAACGGACACCAGCAGCTAATAATATTTGCAGGGCTCGACGATCCCGAGAAATTAAAATCTATCAAAGTCGCATACGGTTATATCGGCATATTGTGGGTAGAGGAAAAAACCGAAGTCGACCCAACCGATTTGCAGAACGTCAAAATATCTGCATTGCGCGGCGGCGAGCGTTTCTACGTTTTCGAGAGTTACAACCCGCCGAGCGCTACGCGGCATTGGTGCAACGCAGAACTTCGCGAGGACGACCCGCGCCGCATGGTAGTACAGACAACGTACTTAGATATACCGCGCGAGTGGCTCGGTGAGGCAATACTCCACGACATTGAAAACACGAAAGCGCACAACCTGCGCGCGTATCAAAATATATACCTCGGAATTGCAACGGGCACCGGCCGCACTATTTTTGAAAACGTACAGCTACGCGAAATAACTGACGAGGAAATAAAAGCATGGGACACCACATGGCAGGGCATAGATTGGGGCTATTTTCCCGACCCTTACGCGTACGGCTCCATGCACTACGACGCCGCAACGCGTACGCTTTATATATGGGACGAGCTGTATTTGTGGAAACATAGCAACGAGGCAGCATTCGACAAAACCGCCGAGCACATGGAGGCGCAAGGAATGAGCATTTACGAGGACAAGCAAATCGCCGACAGCGCCGAGCCGAAAAGCGTAGCGGACTATCGCCGTTGGGGCGGTTTTACACAAGGCGCAAACAAGGGGCGCGGCTCGCGTGACGCTGGCTATAAATGGCTGCAAGGCTTAAACGCTATCGTTATCGACCAAAAACGCGCGCCGCACGCTGCCGACGAATTCACGCTGTACGAGTACGAAATCGACAAGCGAACGGGCGAAATACTCGAGGGTTTTCCCGAGGGGCAGCCCGACCACTTTTTAGCGCTCACACGCTACGCCAGCGAGCAAGAGTGGCGACACGCTGGGGCATAATCGCGCGTAAAAAATGACTATAAGCACATACGAGGAAAGATAATGTTTGAAAAAATAAGGGGCTTTTTTATGAACATCTTAAACTTATTCCACACGACTTCGATTGAGGGAGTAACGGGCGTCGAAACAAATATAACCGGCGAAATGTACCGCCGTATCGAGTTATGGGGTAACATGATGACCGGCCACGCGCCGTGGAACGCAGACGCAAAACCGTGCGGCGTGCTGCCACAGATTGCGGGGCGCCTTAACTACTACGTAAAGCGAGAAATCGGGCTCGAGGTAAAAAATGAGGTGCTCGACAAGCCGCTTAAACACTTAAATAAAAACATTGGCAAGGTTGTAGAATATATCGCATACTTAGGCGGCGGACTTCTGCGCCCTATCTACTCGGCTAATAAATTACAGTACGAAATTATACCGCTCGGAAACTACCTGCCGACACACTACGACTTCGACGGCACACTCACCGGCGCTATTATCTTAAAACAGATTGAAACCTCAAAAAAGAATTATTTACTTTGCGAAACACACAACTACGACGGCAAGAGCCATTATGTTATATCAAAACTTTACGAAAACAAAGACACAACCTTGCGCGAGGTTGCGCTCACTTCCTGCGAACTCACAAAGGATTTAACACCCGAGTACGTGTGGAACGATTGCGGCCGCCCAATGATTGTCGAATTCCGTAGCGGCGTAACTAACACAATCGACGGATCAAACGTGCCGGTGGCGTTGATTAATAACGCCGTAGATTTAATCGAGAAAGCAGACCGCCAGCTCGCGCGCATGGATTGGGAGCAGGAGGCAGGCGAAAAGCGCGTATTTGCCGACCGCGATATGTTTCAAGACCGCAAGACACGCGACAAGACAACGGGCGCCGAGAAAGTCGAGAAAGTTATCACAACGAAATCGCTTAACCGCCTCGTAGTAAAACTTGAGGGCAACGGCATAGACGGCGGCGAAAAAATCCACGAGTACAGCCCGGAACTTCGCACCGAGGCGCAGGAAAAATACCTGCAGGCTATCCTTAAAAGAATCGAGCTGGCAATCAACGTCGGCAAGGGCACAGTATCAGACGCCGAGCAAGTGCAGCAGACCGCCACACAGTACAGCGGCGGACGGCAGGAACTCTTCGCAATCGTCGACGAAATCGAGGACGAAATTGCCGCCAAATACGCAGACGTTGCCGCCGTATTCTCGTATATGGCACGCGCTTACAAAATCAAAGGCGCACCGGCTGGAAACGAAAAAGAACTCTATACAATCAAGTGGAACGACGACCAAACCCGCAAGGATATACAGCAGGCGAAACAAACCGCTATGCAGGAAATCGGCGCGGGCGTACTTAATAAATGGGAATACCGCCGCGACTTCTACGGCGAGGACGAGGCAACCGCAAAGGCAAACGTACCGCCCGAGCCTACCGCGCCGGAGCCGTTCGGCTTAATCTAAAAAAACGCGCTATAACGCGCTCGTTTGCCCTCGGTAATGAAATAACACCACCGAGGCACAAAGGACGCGCTACAAGCGCGCTATTGAATTCCTAGAGGGGTTTTTATAATGAGCACAAAGACAAAAAGAAAAGCCGTTGCGCGCCACATGACCGCAGAAGAAAAAAAGGCCGTTATTGCAGTTAAGCAGGCAGTAAACGGACAGCCATTACACAAGCGCATTAAATACGCGTTTAAGATTATCTGCGGGGCGTGGTAAATGTTATCGCCTCGCTACCTTGACGGAATCGGCGACGAGCTGGCCGACATCTACGCACAGCTCGAGGCGGATATCCTCGCAGACATGGCGCGGCGCCTTGCCAAACTCGGCAAGATAACCGAGGCGACAAAATGGCAGGCGGAAATGTTAGCGCAAACCGGCGCGCTTAAAAAAGACGTAAACCGCATTATTAAAAAATATGATCCGAAAATACAGCGCGAAATAAAAGCCGTATATAACGACGCAATGGTAAAGAACGCCCGAGCGAATAATCGCATTTTCGAGGAGGCGCTCGGCCACGGCGTAAGCGACAGCAACGCGCAGGCAATGCTCGCAGGCATACAGAAAACACACAGCGACCTATCGCGCCTTACTCTCACAACCGCATACACAACCGAGCAGCAATTCGTACAGCAGGCTAACGCCTCATATATGCAGACCGTAAGCGGCGCTATGAGTTACGACGCTGCAATGAAAAGCGCCTGCGACAATCTCGCAAAGGACGGCATTAGCGGCGTACAGTACCGCAACGGAAAGCCCGTGCGCTTGAGCATTGAGGCAGCCGTACGCATGAATATTTTAACCGGCGTAAATCAGACAGCCGCAGCCGTAACAACGGCGAATTGCGAGGAGCTGGGCTGCGACCTCGTGGAAACATCTGCGCACATAGGTGCGCGCCCGAGCCACGAGGCTTGGCAAGGTAAAATATTTTCGTTATCGGGAACGAGCGACAAATACCCGCCATTTTCTGTTTGCGGGCTCGGGGAAGTCGACGGCATTTGCGGTATAAATTGCCGCCATTCTTACTACCCGTATTTTGAGGGCACAGAGCGGCACTACTCTACAGACGACCTCGACGAAATGGCAGCGCAAACCGTAACGTATGACGGGCAGGAAATGACACGCTACGACGCCGAGGAAAAGCTGCGCTACATGGAGCGCAACGTCAGAAAGTACAAGCGCCGCGCAATCGTGCAGGAGGCCGGCGGCGTGGATAACACCGCAGCCCGTGAGAAAATCGGCGAATGGCAAACTAAAATAAAAGACTTCACAAAACAGACCGGCGTAGCACGCGACCGCGCCCGCGAGTTTGTGGGAACTATCGACGGCACACAGCCCCGGGGCATTTTCGACGCAACAACGCAGGCGGCAGCCGATAAACTCAAGCCGACCGGGGCGCCGACACCAGCCGCGCCCGCAGCAGCAAGCAAGGGCGTAAAGGTTGACGTATCGGGATTTGCCGACGCGTTTACAAAAAACAAAATAAACACCGAGAGCACGGCCGAGTTAATAAAATACATCAACGCGCAGCCAAACGCCGACGACACGGTAAAAGATTTATTTAATTACATGAATAATTCGAGCTTGAGCAAGGGCGTAACTATACGCAATTCTCAAAGCGGCCATAAGCTCACGCACTACTCAAACGGCGAACTCCAATTGACGATAAACAAGTTATTAAAAAACGACGCTAATATAATCGGCAAGGCGGGCACGAATATTCACGAAATCGGGCACTTGCTCGACACGCTGGGCGCGGACGCAGGCGTAAACGGCCAAGGTAGTTTTATTCACGTACGCGAGGCAATAAAAAAAGCTCGTAAATATAATAGCGGCGAGATCCCGACAGAGATTGCAGAACTATTCAAAAAGAAAAGCGACGAAATAGACGCAATACAGAAAAAAATATTTACAGAACGAACCGCAAAACATAATATATTAAGCGAGAAATACAAGGCCGGCGAGATAGGTTGGAAAGAATACTCGAAACAATGGGACGCGATAAACCGCGCCGCAAAACTCGAGGCAGACCTTGCACAGCGCGACGCTATAAACGGCGTCGACGCGCTTATGGATATTTACGACGCATTGAGCGAGGGTCGTTACCAGCATAACCACGTAGTAGTATACGGCCACGGCACGTCGTATTACTTCTCGGAGCTGGCACACCAAGCCGCCGAGATATGGGCAAATTATACGCGCTTGTCGATAACTAACCCGGAACTCGTGGCAATGCTGCGCAAGTATGAGCCGGAACTCGTCGAGGCGCTCGAGAAAAACGCCACGGAACTATTAAACAATTTAAGGGGGACAAAATGACAAAGCCCGAGGACTTCCTGCTCGACGTGTGGGAAAAGTTAAGCACAGACGAAAAAAAAGAGGTTTACCTCAACAGCATTATAACGGCCGAGAACGCGCCGCAGTATCTTTACGGACTTATCGACGAGGCGGACGCGTCGCTCGACGATAAAATTAAAATCGCCGAGAAAGTCATAAACGGCGAGGCGCTCACAGCGCGGGAAAAGAAAATTATAAAATACGATATCGTGGACTAATTACACGCCCCGGCAACCCCTCACCCGCTGGGGCGTTTTTCATTTAAAAAAATGACTATAACGGCATGAGAATAATTACCGACGAGTTATACGCGCGCCTCGTAAAGGTGCTCGCGCAGGACGAAAAAGTAGCCGTTTTTCAACAGCTTATCCTATCGCAGAAAGCCGAGCCGACAGAGGCCGCAGACGAAATCACAGTAAAAGAGGTTAAAGACAATGGCGTACAGTAGAGTAACACCCCGCGCCCGACAAGGCACAACGGGCATTAACGTAGAGGCCGACGTATTAGCCGGCTCGGGCGTGTGGATAAATCCGCCCGACAGAGTGGCAGCCGTAACAGTAGCCGTACATATTCCCGAGGGCGAAACGGCTAGTTTTACAATCGAGGTTTGCGCAAACCGCCCCGAAACAATCGGCGAGAACGGAGAGGGCGGCTATTGGGATAACGTTTACGGCGTTACATTGACAGAAAGCACTACGGTTATGATTGCGAACGCCGTAACGGGTATTCGCGTTAATTGTCTTACCGCAGAAACGTCGATAAATGTAGCATTTTGCGGGTAATGGGGGCATATAATGGCAGTAGACGGACTTATAATTCCACGCACATATAACGATTATTTTTCACGCAGCGACCCTACGGCTATACGCCAGCTTGTCGCACAATACACAGACACAGCGCTTAGTACAACAAGCGAATTGCCCGTACAAAATAAAGTTGTTAAGGCGGGGCTCGACTCAATCGGAGCAATGATACCAGCGCAGGCAAGCGCACAGAATCAACTCGCCGACAAAGACTTCGTTAATTCTTCAATCGGCACTAATACGGCTAATTATATAAGCGACAACGGCGAGCCGTTCGCGTCGGTTGCTGCGCTCGAGGCATATTCGGGAACGGTTACAAATAACGACTACGCCTTTGTAACGGGCACAGACGCGGCCGGAAATACTTATTATGACAGATACAAGGCGACCGTGAGCGGCGCCTCGGTTACATGGGCGAAAGAATACCGCCTTAATAATTCAAGTTTTACCGCTGCGCAATGGGCGTCGATACAATCGGGTATAACAGCCGAAAAGGTGGCGCAATACGACGCACTCGGAAAGCCTGCTAGTTTGGTGTACGAACGCGCTCGTTGGTTGAGGTTTTCTGCGACAAACAAAAAGGGCGTAGTTATTGCGGCAGGTACTACAATAATTGTCGGGGCTCACGTATTTACAGCCGCAACCGATACAACCTTTGACTTATCGGAGGACATAACAATCGCCGGAAAAGATTATTTTATTTATTTAAATTGGGAGGACGGCGACGTATGGACTTTGACAGCGACTACGACTAAAAGCGCAGACACGGCAACAAGCCGCTATATAGGGCGCTGCCATACATTGTGTGTCGCAGCAGGTGGATCGTTAACCGCAAAAATACCGGCCTCGCCTAGCAGCGGAATAGCAGCGGGCGACAAGGTACTCGTAAAAAGTTACGAGGCAGACGTCGACCCCGATTTTTATAACTTCTACAATAAGGCGGCACAGAGCGTTAGCGCTGGCTCATATTACGACGTTATAACAGTAGCCCACCCGCTCGCGGGATTTGCTGCGGGGGATATCCTGCCCGAGTCAATATTCTGTTTGTCATGGAAACCGAAAACGTTATACGAAGACGGCATGGTATACGATAGAGATACTGATTCGTGTATAGATATATATTTACAGAGCGGAACGGGGTTAAAAACGAAATCGGAATATAACAAAATACACACCGTATCACGCCAGCAATGGAATCACCAAGAGGACATGAGGCAGGTTGGAAAAAAGTTATTGACCGACTACGAATTTACAAGTGCGGCTATAGGCTCAAAC